CTGCAAGGTACTCCTGCTTAAATGCCAATGCAGGCAAATCCTTTTCAGCTGAATAAATTTCCGATATTTCGATAAAAGGATTTGTTGATGTCGGCATCTGCCAGCTTGCCCATCCCTCTTCCCCCGTTTGCCCACGCATCCACAGCTTGTAAAAATCGTTTTTCCCTTTTGGCGTACTCATGAACCACGCCCCGCCCTTTAAGTCCGTTAAGGTAGGTCTAATGCTTTGCGTCCACGCATCCCAAAGGTCTTTAACAAACGCCGCTTCATCAACAATCGCCACCTTATATTTTCTCGACCTGCCAGCGTTCGGATTATCCAAACTCCAAAACTCAATAATCCCGCCCGTAACTAATTCAATAAACTGCTGATCGTGCTTTCGCTTTATAACCTGTTCTAAGGCGTTATAGCACTCTTTAAATGTTCCCTCGAGTAGTTTATAGGTCGGGGCAAAGTAACCCACAGGATAGCCCTCTAATGCCCCCTCAACCAAAAGATTGATACTTAGCTTCGACTTGCCCCACCTACGGCCGCAGTCGAGCACGTTGAAGCGCTTAGCCTCATTAATAATTTTCTGTTGATTCCGATGCAGCTCCGGTAATCTGACCTGTATTTCGCTCATAAACTACTTTAATCGTTTGCCCGCCCGAATGCTCCGTCTGCTCCTTCGGCTTACCCATTGCCCTCGTGATTATCGTTTCAATGTTATAAAGGCTGCCCTTCTCGATGCTCTTCCTAATCGCACCTGCAACGGCCTTCTCTAATACTGTTGCCTTCGGATTCTCAAAAGCCTCCTTTAATTCATTCATATCCATCGACAGCAAAGCCATCAAAGTATCGTTAATCTCTGAAAGTTTATATCCCTGATCCTTCAGCAAAGATACAATCTTGCGAGGTCTTCCGTTCGGGTTACCGCTTTCGCCGGGCTTAAATTGATGAGATTCTATGTTTTCAGAATTAGGCATTCGCTGTTACTTCGCTGTTTAATTGAGCGGCAAGGTCGCTCCGAACGCCATCTCCCGACTGGAAGCCGGGCGCACTACCTTGTGCTATTGCCGCATTTGTTTCTTTTTTTGGATATGGTTTACTTAGTGATTTGCACATTTCAATTAAACTTTTATCTAAAGGATAAATATATTTGTGTTTAACACCTGTTTTTATTCTTACTAAATCATTCGTATTTAATACTTTTTTTCTTTCGCCAAATTGTATATTATAACCTTTAGGACTATGGCTTCTACTATGTATGTCTTTGCCTGTTTTCGGGTCTATAAATTTATCTCCTGTTTTGTGTGATGAAATAAAATACCAATTCATAGCTTTATAAATAGTTCCTGTATGATTTTGGTCGCTATCAGCATAACTAACTAATAATTTACATAATGGATTTATTTTTTTAAACAATTTAACTGCTATTGATACTGCTTTGCTTGTTTGTTCTTGTTTTCCATTTAAAGCAACACGAACTAACTCACAAACACTTCCATTTGGTAAATTAAAAGGTTTACTTATATTTCCAATTCCTATATTAAATACAACTACTCCACACCATTCATTATTATCATTAAATACATTTATGCCAGTCATTGGTTGTGCGGGTATTCTTTTTGCATAGTGAAAATTTAAACACGCAAAAGAAACAGCTTTATATGATGCTTTTTCTAATTTCATATTTCACCTGCACTTACTGAAAAATAAGCTCCTTTATATTTTCTATCTAAAAGTTCTTGAATATCTATTTCAGCTTTTTGTAATTGTTCTGGGTTTTCAAATGTTATTTTCATAACAGGCGGCTTATTTTTTTCTTCACCTATCAATTCATCTTCACTTGGCATTATTGCAAACCCCGGCACCTCTAACCCCCACTCATTAAGTTGTTCCGTATCCCAATCGTTATTTAATTCGTTCCAATCCCACTCACCAAAGCCGACGTTATCTTTAATAAGAAATTCCGCCTTTTGTTCTTCAGTCCATTCATCGGCAAGGATTATGGGTAATTCTTTCAATCCTAAATCCTTTGCTGCTTTCAATCGCATATTACCACCCAATACAACAAACTTGCCATCGGTATCGGTAAAGCAGACTAATGGTCTTTTGTTAAGCATATCCGGGAAGTCCTGAATGCTTTTCTTTAATTTCTCAAACCGCTCGTCTTTTATCGTGCGAGGGTTTTTCGGGTTTGGTTTAATTTTGTTTATTGGTACTATCATAATCCAAATTTAATGATTAATCTTCTAATCGCATCAAAGTAACAGGCTTTGCACCATTTATTGGGAAGCCAGTTAATGTCAATCTCCTCTTTATAAATACGCTCAACCTCACTTTTGCATTCATTTGTCAATTCACGAATAAAGCCTGACCTTACCGTCATCCATTCGTTTTCGTACTTTATGAATGTTTGTTTATTGCTCATAATACTGATTCATTTCGATAATGTAATTCTCCTGCTCATAAGGTAAGTAAAGTTTTCCTCTATCATAAATCCTACACCACTTACCATAAATTGCCCCCGCCTTATTTAAACCTTCATCTTTCATCTTACGATATTCAGAGCCATTGCCAACGTCCGCCCCTACATGGTTCGAATTCATGCCATGAATGTAATAATTCAAAAAGCCTGCTTTATGTAACCTATACGAATAATCACTATCCTGCATACCGTATGGGTCTTGATCAGTATTGAAATATCCTATTGTATCAAATGCTTTTTTAGTTACTAAGCTACACCCGAAAACGCCCCACGCCGGATGCACATTAACGCCGTTTATGTTTTGAACTGCAGGCAAATGCTCTACGCAATAGATAGCGCTCGTACCCGTTTCAGGTATCGCATCCGCCGCTGTAACCATAGCATCCAGCCACCCTACAGGCATCATAATATCGTTTGCACATATAGCAACTTTATCATATCCTTTCTCTTCAAAGAAATATTTAAAGCCGTAATTGATAGCCGCTGCAATGCCAAACATCTCAATCTCCAATAATTCATATTCGCATCCTATTTGTTTAATAGAGTGCAATACGTTTATTGAATAGTCTTTACGCTTATAATTTAGAAATATTATGCCTGTCATTGTAACCTATGAATTTTGCAGGTACACCCGCATATTTACTAAACCTTTCCATTTCAGTTCTTTTTGTAATCACAGCGCCCATCCCGATCATGCATCCTTCAGGTACTTTTACCTTTTGATGAATAGCTGCATTCATTCCGATATTAGTATTTTGTCCTATTGTACACAGTCCGCCAATACTAACGCCCGCCGATATGGTTACGTTATCTTTTAAGGTAACGTCATGCGCAATGTACGTATGCTTCATGATGTAACAATTTTCGCCGATATATGTTACACCTTCCGCCCCGCTGTCTATTGTAACAAATCCTGTGAGCCTTGTTCCTGCTCTTATTATAACTCCCTTGCCTTCACCTTCCTTTCCTTTCCATTCAGGTTCAGCACCTATCACACAATATGGCCCGATAAATACGCCATCCTCAATAATCACATTATCATAAATGATTGCCGTAGGATGTATTATGCTTTCTTTGTTCCCCATACTGATAGGATTGATGCGGCAAAGCCTGTGAATAATACTTTGACAAAGATAGGAGGCGCCAGCCATAAAAGTAACGCCACCCAAAAGGATAGGCAAAGATTGCAGTTAAAAGGTTTACGATATAATATTTTCGGCCACCGCTCAGGAATGCGAAGCACATCAATAAAGTGAAAAGCAAATAAAGCAGCCGTTATCGGAATGATTAAAATCATATAATCCGTTTTAGTTTAATTGGTTTGATTTCTTTGATATAGTTTTCACTTGAGGGTATCTTAGTTCCTTTAATCCTGTAGCTTATATATTCCCATGCCGCTTCTAAAATCTCATTGATATTATCTGGACATACCGTTTCATTTATGTCGAAAATGATATCCATATTCGCCACAACGTAATTGCCAATCATCTTTCCGTTTATTGCATTATCCACTTTCGTACGTGCTGATTTCATTATTTTTTGCACCTGCTTAAAAGGCATCTTCACATCTTCACTAATCTTTGTCATTGACCCCTTATCCAAATACAAAGATACCATTGACCGCTCCACCCAATGCAAGTCA